ATAATTCCAGTAATATCCTGATCGAATAATTCCTTCTTCATTAAATAAACTTCCCATTCTTAGTTAAGTTTTCCATGAAACACTTAAACGTTTCGCGCTTTTTCGGCCAACCAGTTTTGACGCCACCAACCGCTCTCAGTAGAACTTCCATTGCTTGTTCACCCTTCAAACTTGAGAGAGGAACTTTACGAGATTCAGTGAAATACGCGATGGTGCATTTTGTGCAGTTTTCAACATTAGAAATCAGCAATCCTGGATTATTGATAAGATCCAACTTAACCTTCTTACCAATAAGTCCATAGTTTGCTTTACCTGTAATTTGGATAAATCCTCTTCCGCGATATTTCCAACCATCCATATTTGGATCAGTGCTAATACCGTCAAACGGTTTATTGCCAAGAGTTGCTTGCCCGTAAAGGAAATTACCAACAGCAACTTTACCTGCTGCTGCAAGTCTTAACGCAAAATCCGGACCCTTGTCGCGAACTCTACTAAAATTCTTTGTGAGTCCTTGCGCCTTATAATTCAGATCTTCTTCGATTGGTTTCCACTGCGATTCTCCGCCAGCGATTGCAAGTAAAGCAGCAACAGCATGAGGGTATGCAGATTGAGTCCAACCAAGCGAGGCAGCACCATTAATGATTGCTTGAATATTAGATTTATTTCCAGAAGCAATCAAACGTTTTGCTGCGTCTGTGCAGTTACAGTTTTTCAATGCTTCGAGAGTCGCGGCATCAATCTTTCCGCCACCAGCACCGCCTGCTCCACCAGCAGTCGGAGAGTTGGAATCACCTCCGCCTCCGCCACCGCTACCAGATTGCGGAACTGCTGCTATTGTTCCAACGTATGCGGGTAACTGACCTTCGTCGCCATCCATGAAGAATCCCCAGCACCAAGTTCCTTCAACTGGACCAGTCGGAGACCAACCGACCCCAGATGTTCCTGCTGAGTTTGCAGGCATAATTGGCATCGCCCATGGGAGATCTTCGGTTGGTAGAATTTCCTTATCATCCGAGTGATAACCGAGAATTCGCAAACGTAATCTACCCATGCATAGGGGATCGTCGCGATCTTCAACTACACCAAAGAACCAATAAAAATTAGCATCGTTATTTGAAAAAATATTAGTTGACATCATCTACCTCAAGAAATATACGGACCAGGATCTTGGAACTTACCATTCAAGCGAATCTCGAAGTGTAAGTGGTGCCCAGTCGAACTTCCCGTACTGTCGCACTTCATAATCTGCTGCCCCGCCTTAACCTTATCGCCGGCTTTAACCATTAATGTACCTTCTTGTGCGTGACCGTATCTAGTTACATAACCGCCGCCATGATCAATTTCAACTCGCAAACCATAACCCTTTTTATGATTTCCAGGATCTTGCCATCCTGCCTTAGTTACAGTACCATCTTTAGCAGCATAAATTGGCGATCCAAGCGGAAGCGCAATATCATAACCTTGGTGGTTTGTAGAACCTACACCACCTGGAGATTGCCTTGGTCCAGGTTTACTGCTAACTCTACCTTTCTTCCCAGTCGGATGCGTCCACCCTTGCTTGTTAACTGCTGCTGGTGATGACGACTGCGAAGGATCTGCCTGATTGTCAACAACCTCGGGATCATCTGCTGACTGATTTGGATTTGGTGCGCGAGAGACTGCTTGGAACGCATTCGCGAACGAATCCTTGGCAATTTCTAAAATCATAGTATGACGAACTGGTGTCATCTTGTGGTGAATTGCTGTTATCATCCAAATACCAGAAAGGAATGGATCCCAACGATTGTCTTCATCTTGCTTGTCTGCACCTTCACCAACTTTCGGATAGCGGAAATATATTAGAGAACCAACTTCAGCATCTGTTCTTCCTGGAACAGTTATGTGCATTCTCAATCCAGATAAATCTTCCATAATACTTTGACGATGACCAAGATAACTACCTGGATCGTAATCAATCAAAGTTTCTTCGTCAGATAAAACCTTGCGGTGGATTGCGCGGAAAAATTGTTTGTTGAACGGCGAACGAGTTATTTCAACAGGATAAGTCATATTATCCTTATCGCCATTGAACTTCGCAGTTCCATTTTCTACGTCATAGTTTTCCATATGAACCGTGTCGGGGTATGAGTAACCATAATCCCAGTTCCAGTTAATATAGTCTTTTGCCATAATATCATAAATTGTAGTAACGCTGGCAAATCTTCCGTTTTCTTGACCCTTTAGAATATCTATCTGTTCGTTGAATTTAATTTCCTGAACAGTAGAAAATCCTGCGCCAAGGTCTGGTCTAGTTGCCTCGAAACCTTCTACTGGTGTAATATCATCAGCAGTTCCTGTCAGCGGTGATATAGGTTTTCCGAGATAAAAATACTCTGAGAAAATCATGCTGTTATCAAGTTGCGCCTTGATCAGATTGTCGATACTGGTGAAGTAGAACTGCCTCGACGTTTCGTAGAATAAGAAACTCGGGGATTTCTGATTTTTACCCTTTGATCTTTTTGCAAGAAAATTCATAGTTCTGAATGGAGACCACATATTTGCGACGAATGCAGTTTTAGTTTCGTGCGGGGTATCAGCGATAACTAATGGTGTTTTCTCGTCGGTGGCAATAGTGCCATAACCCCTCTTCAGATCAAAATATTCATTCCAAATTTTCTTTGCGATTTCGTCAGTAGTTCCTTCAAATTTCTTAGATACTTGAGTTACGTTATCGTAAATCGCTTCGAGGGAACAGAAATGCAGCGCAAAGACTTGCTCTCTATCGTCAGTTAGAATTCTATTTTTAATTGAATAAACTGAAAATGATTTCTTTATGCTTTGCCCATATCCTTCGTCGAACCCTGGAGTTCTTACCCAGATGTTAAGAATTTCATCACCCACGAGTGGTAGTCCAGAAATAATTTCTCTAGAGTCTGCTAGTAATATTACGCCCTGTAGCGCATTAGAAAAGATATCTTCATAGATATTAAGTTCGATAATAAAATTTGTTAGATTAATAATGTCGCCATTCACGCTTTGAAGTTCTACAACCTCAAAGGCAATATCGCCAGGACTCAATAATTTCTTATCGGAATTTAATTCCTCAGATTCATCTGCCATTTTATTCTCTAATTAATTTCATAAATTCTCTAACAAATTGAGAAATAAACTTTTTTGGAACATACTTGATAGTTTTCTTGGCATCATTAAGTTCTTGTTCGTAGTTCCAGTTAGTTACTGGTTCTATATTCCCATTTGCCAATTCTACGGAGTCATAATCAACTATTAATCCCGCAGGAACACCTGACGATACTTGCGCATCTGTAGTTCTATAGTGGTGTACTGCTTGAAGAACGTTTTCTTCCCCGTATTTTCTCAAACAATACTTGTATAGATCTCGTTCCCTTAACGGCCATTCTGTTCTGACGTCAACAATATCATTTACTACAATTAATGTCCAGTGTAAATCTTCTTTACCATAAATTTTATATGCAAGTAATTCAGGCGATTCGCCTTCTTGAATTTCTGTGGTTTCTAGGTGCACGATGTTTTTAATTGGAAACTTATTTCCGACTCGACGAAATATATCTGTTACGCCTTTATATTCCCCAAGGAATTTACCTCTAAGTATAGGAAAATTGTTAAAATACATTTTAGAAACCTTGTAAAATTCTTTGCGTTGTAAGAAGTTCGAGTTCTAGAAACTCTAGACGCATAGTTGCATACGAAGGCATACCATTTGCAAACGTAGTAAATCCTTCTGCCCCATAATCCACCGACATATTGGTAAGCACGCAGGTTGAAATTTTTCTCACATATGGATTTTCTTTACCCGCATAATAGTAGATAATAGAGAATTCTGATGGAAAGTTGAAGAAGTATCCAGAGGCGCTCAATTCAGGGTGCATATGATACGCAAACTTTTGAATGATTCCTTCTTGTTTATCGAATACTGCCTTCGCTTCTTGCTCATTGCGAGGAGCAAACACATAATCAAACGTAAATCTTCTATTATCCATAGAACTGAAGAGTTGTTCTTTGTATGGGTTTTTTACAGTCTTAGAAGTCGCAGCAATAATATTCTCTGCTTCGTTACCCAAAACCTTGGCAACTGCTCCTGCTGATCGTAATCCGAGGCGAATGTTTTCAGGACTAAATGGATTTGCTGCTTCTAGTAGAGATCTATTACCAGAGGCAACAGAACCTGCCAGAGTTCCAAGTTCGCCTTCTCTCCAACCTGCTCGATACTGAGAAGAAACTCGTTCACTTATTTGTAGCGCAATACCACCCGCACCTTCTAGGACGTTTTGCTCATCAAAAGCAAGAGCAGCAGCGCCACCTGCAGCTGCACCAGCAGCACCACCTAAAGCACCCTTACCGATAACACCAGTAACTTTACCCAAAACTCCACCAAGAGTGCTCTGTGATGCGTTAACTCCACCTGCATTTTGTAATGCGCCAGCAATTCCTAGAGCAGCACCAGTTCCCATACCTGCTGCGGCAAGTGCTGTACCTTGATTTCCAGGTTGCGCAGTGTTTTGCTGACTCTTGTCAAACTCAATCGCCTTACCTGCCTTTTTTAGAATTTGCCCCGCTCTAGAATTTTCTCGAACAAGTGGATAAAAGACAACATAGTGAGGAGATTCGGTTTCTAAGTTGAGAGGATATCTTGCGGATTTCTTAATCGTGTTTCTTTTGGCAAACGCATCTCTTGCTCTGTCAGTCGGAGAAAACGGTTTGGAATCACCCAGTTCTGAATCTAATGGGGTGGTTTGACCTTCTAATGCCATTTGAATAAATATCCTCGAAATAAATGGATTCTTTATATTTATATGGGTTACGGCAAAGAAACGCTTAAAGGTAGATACAATATTCAAAAACCCGAAAAGTATATCGGGGATTCCAAGAACATCATCTTTCGTTCCAGTTGGGAACTAAAGTTTATGAAGTGGTGCGATCACAACACAAATGTGATTGAATGGGGATCAGAAGAACTTGTGATACCATACCGCTCGCCAGTTGACAATAGAATTCATCGATACTTCGTCGACTTCTACATTAAAGTCAGAACTCCATCTGGCATTCAGAAGTATTTGATTGAGATCAAACCTTCCAAATTTACTAAAGAACCACAAATACCCCAGCGTAAAACCAAAAAGTTTCTACAAGAAGTCATGACATGGGGTGTTAATCAGGCAAAATGGAAAGCAGCAAACGAGTTTTGCCTTGATCATAATTGGAAATTCATGATACTTACTGAAAAAGAATTGGGAATCACGAATAAATAGTTATTATGGCAAATCCATTCGAAACTCTTCGCGCAAAAGCAGGTGACGGGCAAAAGTCAATCTGGTGGTATATGCGCAACGCTCAGAAGTTAGTCGGCGCAAGCATTACGCCGAATAAAGCAATGCAATCCGATATCGGAGAACTGAAGACCAATATAGAAATTGGATCGATGTATATGTATTACTACGATCCAAAATGGAAAAAAGAACTTCCCTTCTATGATGCGTTTCCGTTAGTTCTACCATTCGGTCCTGCTCCTGGCGGTTTTTACGGAATCAATCTTCACTATGCACCATACTTAGTTCGTGCCAAGATTCTCGGTGAGTTGTTGGATTATTCAGATTCTAAAAAGTATACTGCAAATACAAAGATAAAGATGTCATACAGTTTGCTAAAGAGTCTGAGCACTGCAAACGAAGTAAAACCCTGCATTAAGCATTATCTTACTGCGCATGTTCAATCAAGATTTATGAGAATAAATCCAATCGATTGGAAGACAGTAATATTCTTGCCTCTGGAGGCATTTCAAAAGAAAACTAAAGAAGAAGTCTTCAGAGATTCTAGGAGTAAATACTAATGGCAGCGCATACAATCAGCGATTTTCTATCACAGATAAAAAAGACTGATCTTGCACGTTCGAACAGATATGAAATTTTCTTTGGTTTGCCCAAAGTTTTACAAGGTCAAGTTAGAACTGATCAGGCCAGAGTTTTATCAATGATGGCAGAAGACGTGCTAATACCTGGAATGATTCTGGGAACTCGACCATTTAGATTTAACAATCTGAATGAGCAGCGTGCGCACGTTATTGACTTTGGCGGGGATTCTATTTCTTTCACCTTTCTGGTTGATGGTTCTTGGTCGGCGAAAGACTTCTTTGGTGATTGGATGCGCAAGACAATCAACACCAGAAACAAGAGAACAGTCGAGTATCCGGAAAACTACTACGCAACAATTGATATTCATGCGTTGAATAAGAAAGATCAAAAGACGGCACACTGGAAAATATATGATGCATTCCCAAGATCTATCGCGCCAATTTCCGCATCCTATCAAAACTCAGAAGTTATGCGACTACCTGTATCTTTTGCATACAAAAACTGGGAAGTAATCAAAACATATAACAGCGAAGGTGGCGCTGGAATCGTAACAGAATGATTAAGGAGATTATACTATGTTACCTACCTTGAACACTCCAACATTTTTTATTGAAATGATTGGTAGCAAGGAAAAGATTAAGTTTAGACCCTTTCTAGTTAAAGAAGAAAAACTTTTAATTCTTGCGTCTGAGTCCGAAGACAAAGACGAAATGCTAAATGCTATGCAAGAAATTGTTAATGTTTGTAGTTTCGGAAAATTGAATGGCGCTGAATTGCCATTCTTCGAGTTACAAAATATCTTTATCAAATTGCGTTCGCAGTCCATCGGTCAGATTTCAGAATTTAATTTGGTATGTGGCGAATGTGGACATAAAACTCCATCGGGTCTTGATCTTGAAACAATCAAACCAACGCTTCATGAAAATCATTCGAATAAAATTCAATTGAATTCAGATCTCGGCGTAATTATGCGTTATCCTTGTGCTTCCGATCTGAGAGATGATATTACAACCTTCGATCTAGTAGTCAATTGTATCGATACAGTTTTCACCAAGGACGAAGTGTTTAGCACACAGGATATTGTCAGATCTGAAGTTGAGCAGTTTGTTGACAGTTTAACATCAGAACAATTTAAAAACATCACTGAGTTTTTCTTGACGATGCCTAAAATTGAACATAAAATTGAGTATAACTGCCCAAGTTGCAGTACACCAAATCTTGTTATACTTGATGGAGTAGAAAGTTTTTTCGAGTAACCCTTTCTCATGATAATTTGAGGAATCACTACAAGACCAACTTCCTACTTATGCAGGAACATAAATATTCCTTGAATGAATTAGAAAATATGATTCCTTGGGAAAGGGAAGTTTACGTTGGTCTTTTGGTTATGCATCTTAAAGAAAAAGCAGAACAACAAAGGCAAGAATAAATGGCAGAAGAATCTAAATTCTCGAAAGTTATAGAGAATAATAAACAGAATAACAACACATCTTCTGCTGATAAAGACGAGATGTTTCGCGTAATACGAGACACAATTGATCTGAGTAAGAACCAACGAGCAGATAGAGAATCATCTATCAGAATGATGGAAAGTTTTATCTCTTCGATCGAGAAGAACAACAGCGAGTTATTAAAAGACCTTGCGACTGAAGATAAGAAACTACTCGAAAACGTTCTTGGCGAAATTACTAAATTACAAAATAAAACTCTAGAAGAATTTAAGAAATCCCTCGCAGACATCAACGATCTTGCGCAAAAAATTGCAGTAAGATCAGAAACTGGCGGACCAAAACAATTTGAGCAGATTGCTAAAGATCTGCAAGAAGCAACACTGAAAGAAAGATTTAAAGCGGAAGGATTGACGCTTGAGGGCAAGGACGATACGTTTGTCAATCGCCTAAAGCAGCAGTTGTTTGGTGCTTCAAGAGAACCTGGAAGAGAGGGTCAACCTATCCGTGGAGTTAAAGAAGGATTTACTAATTTTAAATCTGACTTCAAAGAAGGATTCAAGCAAACATTTGCACCAAAGGGAAGTTTTCTCGGCGGAATCCTAACAACCCAGGAATCAAAAAGAGAACAGATTAGAAATGAAACTGAACGCAGTAATGCGTTTAATATGCAGATCGAAAAAATCAAAAAGCAATTTTCTGATGTTCTGAATAAAACTACCGAAAATAAAAAGACTGAAGAAACAAACAAGACTACCGAAGCAGGGACTAATGCCCCAGATCTTGATAATTCGAAAGAAGTCGGCGGTAAGATCTATTCAAGTTCGGAGAATGAATCTTCTAAAAATATAGAAGGTGCAACCAGATCTGCCAACGAAGAAATGAAGGCAGGAATTACTGACACTGATGCACAATACTCAAGATCCGGAACAGTAACTGGCGAAAAAGATCGCTGGGATGAATTGATGGATCTTCTGAAAGAGATCAGAGATTGTGTCTGTGAATGTCAGTGCATGAATACTCCAGATAATCCAACGCCAACACCAACACCTTTACCTTCAACCCCAAGAACTCCTACCACAACAGGAGTACCTACAGTTGAACCTGTCGCGAATCCTACTTCTGAAACTCTAGGAACTGCTACCAAATTAGGAATCGGTGCTGCTGCGGCAGCAGGTGCAACCGCACTATTAACTCGTGGAAGAGTAAGAAATCCTGCAATCCTATCAAGAATGGTTGATAAGTTTAAGGCATTCGGTCGTAAGGCACCTGCCGCGACCACACAACCGTTGGCATTACCAGCA